CTATAATTTTTCTGCTGTAACTATCACAGGCATAGAGTCTTCTGGGCTAAAATCAACTTTATTAAATCCGCCATAAAACTGAATATTTTTAAACCCTGCATTCTTCAAAAACCCTTTAAGTTCTTGATAATCAATATTTATCAAAATCTCTTCGTTTTCATTTTTTTTATCCAAAATAGTTTTGAAAATAATGTTTCCTTCTTCATTCAAATAATAAGAGCGCTCAAAAGTAACTCCCTCATTATCAATCATCGGCAAATTTCCTAAAAAATTTCCTTCTTTATTTTTAGATGTAAATTTCCAAAAATTCACCATTTGGATGATTAGTTTCCCGCCTTGTTCCAGCTGAGCATAGGCTTTCTGTAAAAAATCTGAAATTTCTTCCTTATTTTCCAAATGAGGAAGCGTATTTCCTATGTTGATAATGGTCGTAAATTTCGGAAGCTGGTCAATATCAAGCATACTCATATTAACGACTTCTACACCTTTCTCTTTTGCTTTATTGATGAGTTTTTCATTGATATCAATGGCTGTAACATCATAATTCTCGCCAAGTAAATACTGAGACAAATTCCCTGTTCCTGCGCCCACATCCAAAACTTTTTTACCTTTTATTTCCTCTGCAAAAAAAGTCTTGTGCAGTGGAGACAATGAAAAAATCAAATCATATTTCTCTGAAATATCATCATAAAATTTTTTCATACTTTTTTGATTCTGTGTAATATCGCTCATACTCAGCGTTTTAATTATTTCACATTTTTCCTTTTCATGAAAATAGAAGTCACTATCACGATGACCACCATAATGCCAAGCATCCAATAAAAGCCATATTCATGGTCTATTCCGAACATTTCCTGAAAATTCATTCCGTAAAGACTCGCCAAAAAAGTTATCGGTAAGAAATACGCTGAATATACAGCTAAAATTTTCATGGATTCGTTATTTCTTTGGTCAGACAGCGCCAAAAACAGACTTATAAGACTGGTAGACTGTGAGTTAAGATATTCAAAACCACTCATCACCTCCGTATAAGTATCTTTCAAATCATTGAATTCTATTTTTTCTATCGGAAGTTTGTCATAAAAATTAACCCACTCATTAGAAATGGACAAAAGTTTCAGATTAAGACTTGCTCTCCTTTTCAAACGATATAGACGCTTGATTTCGTTGGAGTTAGAATCCGTTTTAGTGAAAATATCATTCTCTATTTTTTCCATTTTCTCCAAAAGATTGATATTTTCTTTTCTATAAGATTTCAAAATGCCAGAACCCAGTTCCAAGGCTATCCGATAGGGATTAGCAGCTTGAAAAGTCCCATTTTTCAGTTCTTCGGAGAGTTTTTTAATTCGCTCATTATCAACTCTATGAATGGTTAAAACAAGATTTTCTTTAATGAAAATCCCAACTTTTGTACTAATATCATTGATAGAATTCAAAAACTTATTGCTAGGCTCAGAACTTGCCCTCGCAAGAATAAATTTAATTTCGCCCAAATCTTCCGCTTTGGGAAGGTGATTGGTATTGATACAATCTTTTAGGTGTAATATATTGATTTTGTATTGTTTAGATATTTCTGAAATATTTTCATATTTCATATCCTGAATGTCAATCCATTCAAAAACATCATTTTTGTATAGTGACTTAACTATCATAATATCAAATCTTTACCATTTCTGTAATCTCCACATCATAACCGCTCACTATTGGTTTCTGATCTGTATTTTGAGATAAAATTTTTATTTTATGAATTCCTAACTCCTTGATTATCTGAATTCCTATTCCATAATCTTTAAAATTATGAGTGCTTTTGACCTTTGTATTTTCTTGATTATTGATGAACTGCTGAAGTTTTCGCAGTGTATTCTCCGTAGTGGAAACATTATTGATGAAAACTATCACACCTCTGCCCTCTTCGTTTATTTTAGCGGTTATTTTCTCCAATAAAGACTTCTCCCCATTAGCCAAAATACTCAGCACATCAAAGTAAGACCCCGAAGACTGCACCCGCACGAGAACCTCATCATTTACCGACCAGCTCCCTTTGGACAAAGCAAAATGCACCTGCTCCGTGTATTTCTCCTTAAAGGCATAAAATCTGAAATCTCCATAAAAAGTTTTTACTTCTCTTTCTTCAATTTTATCTATCAAATCTCCATTTTTCAGGCGGTATTCTATCAAATCCTCTATAGAAACTATTTTTAGGTTTTGCTTTTGAGCAAGTTCTGCCAACTGTGGAAGCCTTGCCATCGTTCCATCTTCATTCATGATTTCGCAGATTACTCCGCCCTCTTTCAGCCCTGCAAGTCTGGTCAAATCTATGGCTGCCTCGGTGTGTCCTGCGCGTTTCAGCACTCCACCTTCTTTGGCTCTGAGAGGGAAAATATGCCCAGGACGCATGAAATCAGTCGGTTTGCTCTTTTCGTCCATCAGAGCTAAAATAGTTCTGGCTCTGTCATTGGCAGAAATCCCTGTAGATACGCCATCTCCCAGCAAATCCACTGATACCGTAAAGGCTGTTTCTTTTGGGTCGGTACTACGGGAAACCATAGCCTCCAAGCCCAGTTCATCACACCTGCTTTCGGGAAGCGGCGTACAGATAAGCCCACGCCCATGGATGGTCATAAAATTGATAATCTCTGGTGTGGTCAGCTCCGCAGCAGAGAGGAAATCGCCCTCGTTTTCGCGGTTTTCATCATCTACTACAATGATGATTTTGCCGTTTTTAAGGTCTTCTATGGCTTCTGAAATTGTATTTAATGTGATATTTTTCATGTCAATTTTATTTCTACAAAGATAATTATTAACATCAGATTTTCTAAAGTTTTTTAATATCTATCTCCGTACATATTCTTTGCTTTTAGTGTATATTTTTTGACAAAGTCCGTTTTATTCTCTGTGTAGGCATCTCTATTATACTCAAATTTTTTCCAAAGGAGAAGTTTCATTTTTTCATATTCTTTTGCTACATCTTGATTTTCAACAAGATAATCCCGAAAATAAAGTTCATCATTATCGCCTCTCAATCTTATATGCAAATGGAATACCTTTTCCGCAAAACCATTTATGGTGTATCCTTTGTTATACACCATTTTATCTTTATCACGAGACATGCAGAGATACTGGTTTTTGTCCAAAATATCTGAAATGTTTTTCAGACTATTTTTATCATCGCATTCTATAAGGATGTCAATAATTGGTTTTGCCCAAATGGAAGGAACCGCTGTGCTTCCTATATGGCTAATAGTAACTTCCTCATTTATAATAGTTTCCAAATGTTGTTTTTCTTCCTGAAACCATTTTTCCCATAAAGTATTGTGCGGGACTAATTTGATTGGGAACAGCTGCCACAGCTCTTCAAGTGGCATTTTTAATAATTCTCTATTGTTCAAAAAATTTAATCTAAATATTGACACAAATATAATCAAAATAACCTTATCTTTGGGCTGATGAATCCATATGAACTTTTTATAAAACCTTACGAGGAATATACTTTTTTTCAAATTTTCTTGGAAATTATAGCTGCTTTCTTCGGTCTGCTGAGTGTTTTTTTCTCCGTGAAAAGGAATATTTGGGTGTATCCCACGGGCATCATTAGCACTACGATTTATGTTTATATTCTCTTTAATTTTGGGCTTTTGGGCGATATGCTTATCAATGTTTATTACAGCATTATGAGCATCTACGGCTGGATTTCTTGGAACAAAAACACAGAAAACCAAATCATCAGCGTAGATTTTGCCAAGAAAAAAGATTGGCTGGTGGGACTAAATCTGTTTGCGATGAGTTTCATAGCAGTTTGTGGAGTTTATTATTTCAAACCTTTTATTGACAATCATTTTTCTATGAATGGCGTAAGTCTTAGTTTTCAGCAACTTGATTGGGCAAACTGGCTGGATATTTTCACGACTTCTCTGTTTCTCATCGGGATGTGGTTCATGGCTAAACGAAAGGTAGAAAACTGGCTTTTCTGGATTGTGGGTGATCTAATCTGCATCCCGATGATGCTCTACAAGGGACTGGGAATCACCTCCTTGCAGTATCTAGTTTTCACAATAATGGCGGTAATGGGCTATTTGGAATGGCTGAAACAGGTAAGGAAATAATTTTTAAAATTATATTGTCTCATTACATTTATTTTTTCATTATATTTGCTCCCAAAATTCATTGGGGCTGACCGGTTTCGACAGCAAGACCAATGGGTAAATAAGCATGCAGAGAACCGTAGCGCGATCTCTTTAATCCCTTGCTACAAATTTTAACTGGCAACGAAGAGTATGCTCTTGCTGCTTAATCCGAAGTATAGTAAGATTAGCGTTTTTCCCGAAGTATAGTAAGGAAACAAGATGTCTCACGGAAGCTCCGTTCTGCGGCGTCCGATTCTGGGGCATAGGAAATGCGGAAATAAGCCTTTGGGAGCTTCGACCAAAGGACGAAAAAATTTAGAAGATAAGCATAAAGTTGGGTGTTTGTTCTCTGCTTTATGTCGAAAAATAATAACAAAATAAGCATGTAGAAAGTTTATTTGTTGCTTGTTTGGACGAGGGTTCGAATCCCTCCAGCTCCACAAAGTTTGTAATTTACTATAAATCAACACTTTAAAAACAAAGTAAGTGATTTATAGTAAAAAATAGTAAAAGACAGTAAGTTTTTCATTATCCAACCTCCCTACAAAAAATAATAGGATAATGAGTTACGAAGTAAAAATTCATGCACCAGCAGACTTGTCTGAAAAATGGTATGTATATATCTATTCTGGTGGGAAGATTATTAAAAAATTTTATAAAGGATTAGCAAAAGAGGACAATTATGCTGATAGAATGCTAAAAGCAGAAGTCCTCCAATCTTTTATAGAAAGAGACCTAAAAAAAGGATGGAATCCAGAGAAAAAAGGATTACCGCAGCCAGAAGATTTAGGATACAACATTATACAAGCATTTGATTTCGCCTTTGAAATATTTAAAGGGAAATTAGCTAAAAAAACTTTTCAAGATTATTCATCTGTTTATCGTGCCATAAAACCAACTATCCTTAGTTTAGGATGGCAAAACCACGATATTAAAGAGTTCGATTCCTATCATATAAAAATACTCCTTGATAAAGTAAAAAAGTCTAAAAAATGGTCTAATAAAAGATATAATAAGGCATCTAATGTATTAAGGTCTATTTTCACAGCACTAAAAAAGGAGTTTATAATCAAAAACAACCCTGTTCAAGGATTAGATTACTTACCAGAAGAAACTCCAATAGAAATGGAACTGATAACGCCAGAAGAACAAACCTTGATAATTCAGCATTTCAATAATGTTTGCCCTAATTTTAATATCTTCCTTAAAATATTATATCAATGTGGAATTAGACCAAACGAAATAAGACAAATAAAATGTTCTATGATAGATTTCAGCAAGAACATATTTTTGCTTCCATCAGAAATAACAAAGACAAAAGCAAGGAAAGTCCCTTTTTCAGAGGACTTAAAAAATGATTTGTTAGGTCTTGATTTGTCAAATCCTGATTATTATTTATTCGGAATTCAAAGCCCTTATTGCCGAAGAAAAGACAAATTATTCAAAACATCTCCTTACCAAATGTCTATCAATATTGCTGGTAACCTTTGGAGAGAGCATGTAAAGGGTATATTAGGAATCAATAAAAAGATGTATGGTTTAAAGCATAAAGGAGCAAATGATAAAGAAGACAACGGAATGAATATAGAAACAGTAAAACAAATATTTGGACACTCCTCTGAAAAGATAACTCAAATATATGCTACTAAACACCAAGAAAGAGAATTTGAAAAAGCAAGGGCGATGATGCCTAAATTTAAATAAGATAAAAAGCAGTATCCGATTAAAGATACTGCTTCTGTTTAATTATTCAAGAGTGAAAACTCTGTTTTTGTGTGTTACAAATATACAAAAAAAAGAAGCCTCAAACCCTAGGAAAGTTACAGACTTCTTGAAAAATTATAGTTTAAGAGACAACTTGGTATCTGAAGATTGCCAAATGTCCTGCTTTGTGTTTTGCAAATATAGAAAACCAGATATTGTAAACAAAATCGTTTGATTATAATTTATAACGGAATATTGTAAACAAAAAAGCGTGAAAACTCACGCTTTTTTTATCTTAGTTGTTTATAGGTTTAAATAACTCCTGATATACTTTAATTTTTGCTATCACAAGTGTATTATCAAATGTATTTTCTTCACTTTCAAATTTATCGACATTTTCTGTGTAAAAATCTTCTAAGTCTTGCAATATTTTTGTTAATTCTTCTGATATATCTTTATTACTAAAAGATATTGGAGATATAACTTCTTTTTCAAATCTTCGCTTCATTTTCTGAAACTCACCTTTTACAACTGTTGCTTCCCGCAAAAAATCATTATGAGACAATTTCCTAGAGTTTGCTTTAAGATGCTTTTGTGATTTTTGAAAATTTTCTTTTGCTGACTCAAAAAAATCTTCTATTTTGACTAAATTTGGATCTATAAAAATTTTATAATACCATTCTTTCCTAAGTTCTTTTTTTTTAGAATAGTACTCGTAGCAACGCTCTCCTCCAAATATTAATATAATAACAATGATTTCTATTATACCTGAAAAATTGTTTATGTCATTAACATCAATCATAGTTAAAAGATCTTCTTTAAATTATTATTTAAAGAGTTAAAGGCATTTCTTTTACCGTCTTCTAAATTAGCTTCTATAACCCTTCTTATTTCTTGATCATCATCCTCAATAACGAATTTATATTTGTTGTCAAAGTCCTCCCCTAAATTCTTAAAACTATCATATAACAATCCTAAATAAAAAGAGGGATTGAAAGATGTAGTTCCTTTAGGTATTATAATATTTACCACGCCATCATCCTTATCTAATTCGTTTAATTTTAATTTTTCTCTAACATCTTTGCCTTGAGGTCTTCCTGTGAATACTGTACTGTTTGAGTTTTTATAGTTTTTTAAGTCGATATTCTTATTGTTCATTGCTTTTTATTTTTTCTGATAGATGCTTCCCGTTTATATATATTTTTACTGCCAGCATTGTGCCTGGAAATTTTTTATTCATGTGCTTTAAATTTTTAGAGTCTGGTGGATCATCTAAATTATTATTCTTATTCAAAGATACAAAATATGTAGAAACTCCATCATTTTCTTCTGCAAAAGGACGATATACATTATCACAAATAAGAATTGTGTTTCCTGATATTATCTTTAAATATGGATTACAGCCATTCTCATTATAATCCCCAATATATAAAAAACCATTTATAAATTTAATTGTTCCAGTACCCCTACTTTCGTCTTCATATTTTAATCTGCTTACGCCTTCTTGTAGTGCCCATAAAGTAAACATGTTGTCCTCTGTAAAATTACTATATTTTCCAGACCTAAACTTTTTTTCTAAATCAAAATAATCATCTTTGTTCTTTTCATTTGTTTCCGAAATTCCTTCATAGAAAGAATATCCAAAATTCAAGAAGTTCATATTTAATACCCCTATAAAATCTTCCCTTTTCTCAGCTCTTATGTTTTTCATAGAAAATGTAGAAGTTACATAATACTCATTAAACGGACTATGATCTTCTGCATTATTTAATATTTCACCTATAACTCCCTCTATATGATTTCTACCTAATGGTTTAAACCCAAAACCGCTTTTGTTCAGACAATTTTCTAAATAATCAACGATTTTTGTTGTGAAAATATTTTTTTTATTTTCAAGATAGTGCTTTTTAGATTTTTCTCCTTTCAAATAACCTAAATTGTCATATGGTATTTCATCTTGATCTATATCAATATCCATCCTGCCTCTATATAAAAGCAATATTTTATTTACATCCTTATCTTTTGGCTTTTTATATTTAATCTTTATTTTTTTATTCTTAAAAATACTTTTATCATTTATTTTTTCAAAATACTGTATGAATTCTAATAACAATATATTAAGGAAAAATATTGTCTCTTCATCTGTTTTTTGACACTTTTCAAAATTAAGAGTTAACGACTTACCCCTTAAGCCCATCATAGAATGTACTATTTTACTAAAACACTTATATGTTTCATTGTTGTTTCCTTCAATAGAAAAAACAGAAGGAATAAAAATTTCTTCATAAATTACATCCTCATATTCTACAAATTTTTCTTTACAAAGAAAATCATACAATTTAAATGTATTATGCTCTATAATTTTTTTATCATTGTCTAATTGAGTTTTAAGTATCTTATAAAAGACAGAATTTGTAGCGTGATTATATCTTTTCTTTTTTCTTAATAAATTCTTTTTTTCTCTTTTTTTAGCAATGCTAATTGGAAAATCATTTTTTTTCAAAATAAGATTAATTTCTGCAAAATTACCTTTTATTTCATTTAAATGAAAGATAAATTTTTGTGAAAATCTATCTCAAAAACCTCTCATTCCATTTCTTTAAGTCTGCCATTCTGTTCATCCAGCCTTTCAGGAATACCTTTTGAGTCGGATTGCTTTTTACTATTCTATGCAGGAAATCCTCCCTTTCCTTATAGAGCCTTTGTAGAAAGTCTTTCGGTGCGTTATTCAGCGCTTCTATGGTCTTTGTGCCTACTACACCATCGGTTGTAACTCCCAGCATTCTTTGAGGGATTTTAATTCCATGAACACCACTTCCCCAAACCCAGTCTACCAAAGTATTGGCTACCGCTTGGTCTTTGATTTCATCGGCTTTCCATCTGTCCCAAAACAGCCTTTTTATTACAATATCCCAATCGGCATCGTTCATTTCCAAGAACCGCATATCCTTATCAGAACCAAACACCGAACGCCATACCGCATAGGTTATGCCTTTGTTCGTGTGGTAGCCTGTCTTTCCTTTGTAAGGCGTAGGACATTTTACCTTACTTGCAGTGTCTTTTGGGTCTCTTGAAAGTCCGCCCTCCCATTTTAATATAAATGGTCTCAAACTTCTTATATCCGCCATATCATTTAAATTTATCAATTACCTTTTCCAGCCTCTCCCAGAGGAACATTCCCACGATGATCAGAATTAAATATATGATCCAACTTTCTGCTCGTTCTGATTGTTTCTCTTCTTTGGTTTGTTTGTGCTGTTCTTTCGCTTGTTTTTGTTCCTGCTTCTCTACTTCTACTCTTACTTGCTCTATTATCTTTACCACAGAGTCTTTTGCTTGTTTTTTGTCCTTGAAATAGACTTCTCCGTTAGCACTGCCCTCTACAATGTTTCCATTATATAAAAATCTAAACTGCACAGGCTCGCTGCCGATTGGTTTTATCGCAAAATCCAAAGACTTCGTAAGTGTTTTGATATTAGCAGTTTCTTCGGTTTTCGTTTCTGAAACAGAATCCGTTTTTACCGATTCTTTGATTTCGGTCTTATGCTCTTCTTTTTCCTCGTATTTCCTTACTTTCCTCGCTCCACATCCCAACAGCAACAAAAACATAGCAAACCCCAATAAGGGAATGCTATTCCTTAAAGTTCTCATCGTTTTCATCACTTTCTGTTTTTTCCTTTAAACTTTCCAAATCGCCAGTCTTCTCAAAATTCTTTATCTTCTTCAAAAGCCCACTCGGCGGGAATGCTCCGTTTGTCACTTTGGACATATTAACCAAAGCAGAACCAAGAGGATAAAGCAATACCATCAATTTTACCATTACTTTGAAATAGACATCCAAAAATTCCACTTCATCCAAAGCATCGTGCATGATTAACAGCATAGAATACCCTGATAGGATAACTGTTAGTTTTTTCAATAATCCTAAAAGATTAGCCTTAAAAGTGAAATCCTTATCAACAAAGTAATGCAGGTAAGTCCCAAGAACATGGTCTACCATTAACACGAACAACACGCCATAGAGGAACGATAAATCCGTGGTGTAAAGCCCTGAAAAATACTCAAACACCGAAACCGCCACCGCAGGAAGCATACACAATTTGAACGAAGCGTTTATTTTCGCAAAAACTCCGCCTTTATACAGCAACACCAAATTGTTCAATATAAACTCTCTAATATTCATCATCATTTAAATTCTTTAATACTTTTTTTACAATGTTCTTTTTCTATCAGGTCTAAAATCCACACTAAAGCTCTTCCAGTCCTTGACAGCGTGTTGTCCCTTTGGTTTTTACCCAAAACAGAACTTATCGTTTCCTCAAAGTTTCCGAACTCGTAGCCTCCTTTCTTTTTTAAAGTCAAATTGAAAAGCGTTCTAAACTCAAAGTTTCCGAACCTGTCAAGGCTGACAGCCGAACTCTTGAAATAGCCTAAATCCTTGAATTTTACAGCCACAACCAAGAAGTTTAACAGCGACAAAGGAAGAAAAAGCAACCACGCCACCAGAAATAGGAATAGTCCGCCAAAAAATTTAAATGCTGCTTTCATCAGATAGGTTTAAAAGTTTGTCAAAGAATTTTATTCCATCGTTCTCCTGAATGTGCAGAAGCAGGAGGTTGATTAGACTTGGAGACTTTGGGTTTTTGACGATGCTGAAAAAATAATCAAAGCTCGGAAGCCTCACGAATTTCTCTCTTTCCTCATCAGTCCTCGTATCTTCTCCACTTGCAGGAGCTTCTCTGTATTTAGGATTCAGAACGGGCTGTCCTTTGTCATTACGCACAGTAGTAAAGCTGTTATTATTGACAATCCAGCCGTTCAGCTTTGAGTTGAAAGCGGGTGTCACTTCCTTACCGCCTTGGTTTTCATCGTAATACAATAGACAAGCATCTATCACAATCTGCTCAAACTCCCCTTGAATAGTGACATTCCTTACCACTACTTTTCTTTTGATGTTTGGAAACAGCGGATGCCTGCTAATTTCCTGCTCTAATAATGTCTGCATATTTCTTAGTTTTTAGTCTAAAATTTTATAACTCATTCTTGCTGAGATGTTAGAAGCCTTACGGAGGCTTATTTTCGGAATGTAATTTCCCAGTTCTGTAAAAGCATTAAGGCTCAGAAAAATATTTTTTCCTCCTTGATATGCTGTTGTTGTGATAACACCTCCCGTCTTCACAATAAGGCACAAAAAATTGTTTCGTGAATTATCTCCAAAGCGTAGCCTTTCATTCCCAATGATGTTGATAGAAGAATATTGTCCTGTGCTAATTCCGTGTGTGACAGGACTATCTTCTCCACGGCATACACCAACAAAAACATTACCCCCATCGCGTTCATCTGTAATACTTCCTGAGATTTTTAAAATCCAATTCTTGTCATTAGGAAGCAATGCACTTAGAGTTGTGATATTAACTACTTCTTCAGTTGCTGTATAAGGGTTAAATTCAGGATCACTTCCGCTCAGAAAGAAGCTACCATCAGTGTAGGTTTTATTCGTACCAAGCCCTTTGTTTTCTTTGGTTTTTATCACTAAATCCCCCTGATTGATTGGGGTGAATACAATGTTTTTATATTCTGCCATAATATTTTTTAATTCATCTGCAAAAGCAGGCCGTTCTGGAATCTGGTTAGGGTAAGTATGGTTCACAGTTATAATCGTAGAGCCTACACTCGGCTGTCCTGTGAATTTTTCTGGAATGTTGAGCGTAATATCAGCTTCATCGGAGTAAGCCATCTGCCCAGCATCATTCACTTTTATTTTTTTATTGAAAGAAGCGTCCAACTTTTTGTTCTTTAACCCTTGAATTTGGAAGACAGCCCCTTCGACATTCAATGTTCGGATTGTCCCTACTGGTACTTGCAAGTCAGAATTACTGATATTCTTGCCAAGACCAGTAACTTGCATTTTCTTCGTTCCCCCTGCATCGTTGGTTATCACTACATATTTGTAGTTAGCATCGGTATTAGTAATCGTTTCCGTAGCCTTTGCGTAGGCGTTACCTACTTCGCCGTTCTTATCAATCGTGGCGATATTGTCAGGAAGAGTGACATTTCCTCCGCCACCGCCTGTGGCTACTACTTCCTCCCACGCTCCATTTTTACGAGCATACTGCTTATTATCACTTGGCGCATCAGAAAGTGTTTTTAACTTAGTATTCCAAGCCTCCACCTGTTGAGGTGTAAGGTTTCCAGCGTTCGAGTCTGCTTTTAAACCTAAGTCTGTAACACTTGCTTTTTCATTCAGTTTTTCTGTGACCTCGTTGTTTTCAAGTTTGCTATCATTTAACTGGGTAAGAATAGAAGCAATCCTTTGACAAGTATTCCCTCCTGTGGCTGTTTCTCGCCTTACTTTCTCAATATCTACTTGTACTATCTCGTTTCTCATCGTGTTTTATTTAGAAAAAATTTCAAATTCATTTAGCAGAACATTCAGCCCACTGGCATCTTTGACATTGGTAAAAGACATTTTCCCACTCATTGCAAAGTCTGAGCGGTCTATCTTTTCAAGTGCCGTTCTTTGTGTGCCGTCGATGAAAAACTGGTTATTCGTAGCGTGTACCTGAATGAAGTTCAAGATGTTGCCATCGCCACCGCTTATAAACTCATAACTTACCACTTCATCGATGTAGCTGTCTTTGACTTTCAGAGTAGAATTACCGCCTATTCTGTTGTTGGAAATCTCCGCCTCTACTCGTATATCGCCAAGGCAGTATGCTGGTAGATTGGTCACAATCCACGCTCCCTCTTCATCAAATTCAAATAGATTTCTGTTGTAAGAGTGTTTTGTCGCCACTCGTATAAACTTTCGCCCTTGTGCATCAGTAGAGTCCAAAAACCAAACACAATTAGAGTAATATTCTGTTTTTCCAGTGGTAACATTCACTATTTCAAGTCTTCCAGTCAAAGGCTTATCAGATTTGAATGTTACATACTTTAAATAACCCTCTTTCTCAAAAACCGAACTCTCTAATTCTGTTCTGTTTATCCCACTGACCAAAAAAACCTTGTGTTCTCCTGCTGTTATCGTGTTGCCATACATTGGCAAAACAAAGCGATGTTTTGCGCCTAATTCCAACGGATAAGGGTTTCTCTCTCCGAAATATTGTGTATTTTGCGGATTGGTCATATCTTGCAACTCTTCAAGAGTCTTATAAAACCGAACAGGGCTGTGATACCAGAATAATTGCATTTACTTTAATTTCTTCAAAAATACAATATTATATTTATTTAGACTAAATAAAAATAAGATAAAAAAGCAACGAAACATAGGCATTTATTCCTAACTTTTTGTTACCTTGCATTGAATTAAAAAAACCATTAAAAATGAATAGAATATTTACCTTATTTATTGCTGTATTCAGCGTGTTTTCAATTGTTTCATGTAGTAGAAATTCTGACACAGAGGAAGTAGAAGTCATTGAAAACTATATTCCTGAACAACATGTAGGAACTTATGATGTTCACTATGTTTCAGAGTCAGGGCAAAAATCTGCCGTTCCTGCTGGAACATATTACATCAAAATTAGAAGGGATAATGTATTTACTTGGAAAACACAAAAGGGAACATTCACTGAAACGGCTACAGGCTCAACAGAGGGTGGATACCCATTTGTTTTTAGCAATAAAAGCACCAGAGTAGATTTAAGACCAATAGTATATAGAGGCAGTGACTACATAGAAATATGGATAGAAGACAAAAAAGGATTAGGCAGAGGAGGAGTTTACTACTGCACCAAAAGAAGATAAAAAAACAAAACACCTAATTAAAGGTGTTTTTTTTATTCCCATAAGCAGGGATGCTCGGAGGTTAGATACCATTCTAATTCTCCTTTTTCGTTATAAAAACCTCGCTCGTGGGCTATATCGTTAGGGTTTTCGCCCTTTGGCACATAAGCCACCACAAGACCTTTATCATCAAAGATATGATAGATAAACATACGCCCATCTTCATTAAACTCTCGGAGCATAGCGCACTCGCTCTTGGTTATCGGTTTGCTGCAATTACACGCCATTGTTTATGATATCTAATATCTTTTTCCTTATTTCAGGCTTGTTGTCCAACTGAAACTGATAGCCTTGCTCTTCGGTTACCCCCAAGTGCCTTTTTCCAAGTTTACTATGTAGCCACTTGGATTTTTCGTTCTGCAACTCATTCTTAAAGAAGATAACCGCTGGATGAACGATAACATCTACAAAACTCTGATATTGTCCAGTCACTCGCAAATCCCAAAAACCCCTATTATTTGGGTTAATAGAGGTTTTGAAGTTTGCGTATTCAGGGTCTTTATAGGAGGGCATATCATTGCCCTCACTATCTTTCCCCTGCATAAGGTTTTCCTTATTTAGATTTATCAGCTCCTTTTTTCTCCCTTCCATTGTCGTCCGCATTATCTCCGGCAACGCTCTTTTCGCTGCCTGAATGCGCTTCAGCAATGTTATCGGATTGATTAGTTTCTCGCTCATTTCTAAATAAAGGTTTTAAATGTCTCTCTACATCCTCCTCGTTAAGAGTAGGGTATACCCCCAAGATGTATTCCTTGGCTTCTTTCTTACTTTTGAAGTTTTCCATATTTCCAAAAGTATAAGCCCCAATTTTCAGTTCCATTATACTACAGCTTTTAGTTCACTTTCCCCTGTGTAGTAGTTTGTGTCAAGGCTGATTACTCTCAATCCATTATCGGAAGTAATGAACCTTACTTTCTTACCAGTAGCAAGAGCCGAGTGAGTAAGAGTGTATTCCTGTGCTGATGCATCGTAAGCAACATTCGTGATGTTACCAATCACTCCATCTTCCTCTATCTTCCACTTACCTGCATCAGTAAGCCCTGTTACATTAGCATTAGAGAACGCCTCTGTTACTTTCACTTTGGTAGTTGTAGCCGTGTTTGTAAGCACGCCAGTAGATACTGCCAATTTGATGATTGGATTGATTTCATTGAATGAAAACTCATCGCTTTCAAACACATTTTCAGACTTCTGCCAATAAATCATAGCATCAGGTAAGATGTCCACTTCCAAAGTAGAACCTGACACCTCCGAAGTAGTTTTTAGTTTCTTAACTCCCACGAACAATTTACAAGCAAAGCCCATTAACTTACCATTTGCTTTAATCGCAAAAAGCGCTGAACCATCTTCAAAGATTGGCACAAAGCTGTAATTGTCGCTGTTGTCCAATTTTGCCAATTCATTTTGGAAAGAAGAACCTTTGTCAAAAGTAAATCTATATCCTTTTGTCCCAGGGATTGAGCGGCTTCTCTCTTTTCTTACAGATGTGTTGTAATCTGCCTCTTGGTCGTTATCTTCCACATTGAAGAAAGATATCTTACCAATGAATTTATCCTCTTGGATAATCTTATCCAATGCTGTTTTATTGAAAGTCGCAGGGTCTATTTCTACTCTTCTGTCAAGAAGTGCAAACCCTGTAACCAATTTCTCTCCACAAAATGCACCTCCAAGTCGTGCTATCATCTCTGCTGAACCGCAGAAGCTTTGTTTTAACATAAGTTTTTAAATTTTAAATGGTTTAACATTTACGCATTCATTGTCTATATTCAGACTAATATCCAGCACTATCGCATCCCAAATGTCAGGCGTAGTGGTCGTTTGGCTTCCTCTCTTGTTACCGTAGTCCCTCTCTCTACTCGCTAATTCTGAAATATCATTGAAAGGCAGTGACACAAACGAATAGTTATCCTCCTCAAAAGATACTCCGTTAGTCTTTCTTATCTTATCCAAGAAAGAGCCTAATAAAGGCAGTAGCACTTCCTTAAAGGTAGATTTAAACCTATCCTTGTAAAAGGCATGTTCTGAACCCAGCGTAATGAAGAAAAACCTCATACCTTTGAGTTTGGTCTTTTGTCCTTTTACATCATGAACCACGCTGTATCCTGTTTGCAGCCAAATAACAGGGTATTTCTGTTTCTTACTTTGTAACAATTTCCAAAGCTCAAACAAATCTGCCTCGCCATAGTTTGCTGTGTATTCTTTGCCTTTGAAATTCACTTTAAAGGCATCCTCAAACATGCTATACAGCAGTAAATTGTGGTTTATCATCATAGCCCAAATTCATTTGTTATTTCTCCTCCGAATTTCAGATAATTAGCATCAAATAGAGGGTAATCCTCTACATTATCCAAAAGATACCTCACAAGCGAAACATAGCCACTTGTAGGCTGAAAACCGCAGTAGTCTATTCCTCTGCCTAAATTCCAATAAGGGTTTCCCTCCAATGTTAATCCGCTTCTATCACTCCTTACTTCTCCGTATAACTGATAAATGAAATCGTTATATATCCTCGCCACTTTAGG